TCTTCTAGCTCCTCTAAGTTTATCTGGTTGTTCTACTGAGAAGAACTCTATATAAGAACCATTGGTAAAGGTATAAGTTAAAGACGATCTATTCCATTGACTATCTCTAAACCTATTGGTTAAAAGCATAATCTTTAGGAAGTCTCTAATACAACCTCTTCTTAAATGTGGTATTGATTCAGATACTACACTTGTCTCTAGGTTAGGTGTTCTTATACATCTATCTATAAGAATAGGTAATATTCCAAAAGTCTTTCCAGCAGATGTTCCTCCTTGAATTACTTTCTTTCTCTTTTTTAAAGAATGTAACTTCTTTATTGCAGTAGTTGTTTGGAACATCTACAAATCAAATAAAGGTTGTTCTGAGCTTATGGTTATATCTTTTGTTTCTTTTGGTTTACCAGCATAATAATGATAAAACATCTGTACATATTTAAAGTCTCCTTTCTCTACTCCTTTCTCTAATGCTTTAAATGCTTTAGGTTCTAATGGAGTAAGCCTTTCAATCATTTGTACCTCTTCTGCTTTGGACTTTCTCCCAGCTGATTTATGACCTCCATTGTTCTTTCTCTTATCCATAATTAAATAAAATTATTAATAATCTCTATTTATATAATGAAATAAGAAGCCTTTTTTATTTTAAATCATCACTTTTTTTTTCAGCAGTCATATTTATAGCTTGTACAATTGCTTGTACTTCGTGAGCTAATTTAAAAACCATTCGTTCTACTAAAGTTATTCTCTCGTTGATTGTAAACTTTTTATTCTTCATAATTCTTTTTTTAGTTTCTCTAAATACAATGTAGCATCCATAAGCTCCTCTTGTAGATGTTGTAGCCATTCTAAGGTACTTAAATCGTTTCTATCCATTGTCTTGTTGTATTTCCTTATACCGACATTAGAACGTTGCTTATAAGACCTTACAACTGATTCAACAATACTATCTTGTTCTTCTTCAAGTTCTGCAAATTTCTCTCTAGTATTCATTTAGTTGCTTATTATTATAAGTATAATTATCAAAACTATTATTTGTGTAATCACTATTTTTTTCCAAGTCATAATAATTTATTATTTAGTTCACTTATCCATTGTCTTATTGTCCTTTTACTACAAGTACAAATTTCTTTATACTTATGCTCAAAGTGTTTTGCATGAAGCTGACACATTATTTTAAAATCAGCTCTTGACATTGTAGAGGTTAGTCTTTCTGTTACTGCTCTCCAGATGATTGTATCTTCTGATTCTTTTGCTTTCCATTTCTTATACTCTTTGTATTCTTTGGATCGTTTATCCATTCCCTCGAAGAAACCTTGCTCTTCTAGTTCTTTAAAGTTTACCATAGTTCTATATCGTTTAAATTATCTTGTCTTTCTTTACACTTGCAATCTGGATATAGTTTCTTCCATAGCCATTTGATACCAGTGTAGTATGTTATTCGTTCTATTAAGTCTCCTAGTTTCATTTTATTACTTTTATTATGTTCTTTGCAACTGCTTCAACAACATCAACTGTTACTGCATTACCACACATCTTGTAACGTTGTGTATCACTTATTTTACCACTCTCTCCGTACTCAGTCCAGTTATCTGAAAAGCCTTGTAGTCGTTCACATTCAATAGGAGTTAGTCTTCTTATTTTGTTATCTATTACTGCTTGATTACAAGTAGTATCTAAAGTTTGTGCAACTCCTTTACCTACTCTACCTCTGCGTGTTTTTGAGTTAGGATTTGAATAATTTATACTATCCCCTTCAACTGCTTCCTCATAACCTTTAGCAGTTGCTGATTTTACCTTTATAAATGTGCTATCAGTAGCCATTTTAGCAGTTCCAATACCTATTGTTCTTGCGTGTATATTCTTATTTTCGGTTTTTGAAATTGACCTATCTTTCTTTCTGAATTTGTTTTTAAGTGTTGAATCATTTTCTCCGATAGGAAATACTTGTCCTCCACTTCCGTCTCCAAGATATCCGACAAGGTAGATTCTCTCTCTGTTTTGGGGTAGAAACCACTTTGTATTAAGCAATTGCCATTCAAGTCGATAACCCCCAATGTTGGTAAAGGCTTGGATAATTGCCCAAAAGTCCTCGCCATTGTTTGAGCTGAATGTTCCTTTAACATTTTCCCAGATAAAAAAACGTGGTCTACACTCATCGATGAGACGAATTGCTTCGGTAATAAGGGAGCTTCTATCACCTCCCATCCCTTTACGTTTTCCAGCGAGACTAAAGTCTTGGCAAGGGCTTCCGAAAGTGATTGCATCGATTCTTGGTAATTGTTCTGCTCGAACATCTGTAACTGATCCGACATATTTTGAATTTTTAAAGTTATTTTTATAAACGTCTATTGCGTATTTGTCAATCTCTGAAAAGTATGAGTTTACTTCAAACCCAGCTTTCTCAAATCCTAAGTGAAATCCACCAATCCCACTAAATAAATCTAAATGGTTTATCTTCATTTTTTTATCTTCTCTTTTAGTCTATCCTTTACTTTTCTAAATGTATTGTATAAGGAATGGTAGGTTATGTTTGTTTTCTTTGATAGTTCTGTTATACTATATTCTCCTTGAATTAGGTTGTAAACCTTTTGATCGTACCAATGGAGATTCTTTAGTTCTTCTTCTACAATATCGTTCTGCTTTTCATAATCGATATACTCTCCAGATTCTAAGTCTAGTACTAAGTCAATGGATGTTTTAGGGAGCTTGTTCTTTTTCAATTGCATTTGTAGGTATGATGTTTTTAGTGTTCTGTATATGTAGTAGTAATTAACCTCTGACTTGTAACTAATATCTAAGCCTTTGTTTAGCATTGTACCGATAATGACATACATCTCGCCAACAATATCTTCTGCTTCGTATTTCGTACAACCAAACTTTAAGGTTGTATTAATCCATTTGTCATGAGAGTTAAATACTTTTTCTAACATTGTTCGATATATTTATAAAGTTTAGTGTATGCATCTTTTTGAGCATCTATACAAGATTTGTATATTATCTCCCCAGCTTTTATAAACTTGTGCTGCTTATAAACTCTACAAGAGTAGCCATCGATAACTGGCATTATTTTAATCTCATAGCCTTTCTCTTCGCAATGGTTTGTCATTGTAACAAAGTCTGGTAGGTTAGTGTTCTCTATCAATTGTCGCATCAAATCCTAATTTTTTAAGTTCTTCTATTCTATATTCTTGCAATTTGCTTACTAGAGTCTTTGCTCCTTTTACTTCGATGAATTTAACATCGTCTGGCTTTAAAGCCACTAGGTCTGGTATTCCGTTCTTATTCGTTTTTATCAGCTTCAAGACATAATATCCTTCTGCTTCAAGTTTCTTTATCAACTTACTTTGATACGTTGCTTCGCTCATAGTTTTAGTTTGCTTTACAAAAACAATCAAAAGACAAATCATTTATATTATCATCAATAATACTTAACTGATTTATTCTTAGTTCATGTTTGTCTTTTGCTACTCTAAATGGTTTTTTTGCTTTATCAATTAGTTGTTCAATACTTAAATTGTTTCTCAAATCAAAACGTGGAGTTTTATCGTTTGAATGTTTTGCTTCCATATCTAACCACCATTGAGCAGTTTTAGGGTTTTCTTTTATTATTGTAAGTCTTTTTCGTTCTGATTTTTTAAAACATAAATCACAATTCCCTTGATAATCTTTAAGCTCTAAATCAAAAGATTGCTTATCCCACCAATTACGGATCATCTGTTCATCAACTAGAATATCATCAATCAAAGGATATACTAAATTCTTTTCTTTTGCTGTATTGCTTTTTCTGTGTCTTTCATCATATCTTATTCCCATTGCAGTTATTACATTTTTATAACCTAAAGATTTTATGTATTTATTCATCGGTGTTAGCTTTAACTCTCTAGTACAATTAGAACCTATGATCGTTGGCATTGGATAAACATCTAACATATCTGAAAATGGTTCTCCATTTCTTGAAGCAGTTTTAAAATCAACTACTTTAAAATCTGTACCCTTTCCTTTTTGTTTATTTATTTTTGCTTCAATCCACACAATGTTTAAATTCCATTCTTTGTCACATTTATCAATAAACTCAAGTGTTTTTTCATCTTCTTTTCCAGTGTTACAAAAGATAAACAACTTGTCAAAAGATTTATATTTATCGTACTCAAGTAAAAATTTACCCATAAATGCAGATGTCCTACCACCACTAAAAGTGCAAACTAAAAGTTTTTTATCTTCGCTCATAGTGCTTTGTTGTAAATGATTTCTTTTGTAACACTTTCTCGTATATTTTTTTTTCTAGTCCTCCTTTTGAGAATACCCAATACACATCGTTCTTCTGTCTCTCTTTAGTTGTTAGTCTATCTCTACTTTGCCAATAGCTTGTAGCACTAAAGTCAATGTTGAAGTAAACCAAATAGTCTGCCTTTGATAAACTAATTCCTTCTCTACCTGATACTATTTGTAGAGCTATGTTCTTATTGGTTGTATTAAACTCTTCTAAGTCTGTTGTGAGGTTATCTCCGTACACTTTCTGCAATAGTTTTAACTCTTGCTTAAACTTGTAGAAGATGCCTATTTTGTTAGCTTTAAACCTTTGTTTTATAAAGACTGCTTTACTATCATCTATTGTTGTTGCAGCTCCATCTTCTAGCTTAACTGTACCACTATAAAGTTGTAGTACTTTCTGCATTAGTTTTACTGGTGTATCTGCTAGAATTACTCCTCCGTTTGTTCCTTCATACACTAAGTCTTTCTCTAGCTTTTTAACTAGTGCATACGTTGTAGGTTTCATCTCTACCTCTAGGATGTGTTCATTTACTTTAGATGTAAACCCAGCTTGACTTTGTGAGAATGAGATAATATGTTTAGATACTTTCTGGTTAATTAGATTCTCTTTAGCATCTGAGTAGTTGTTTACATTATATCCGTTTATCTTTCTTTGTGTTACGTTCACAAAACCTTTTGCCCATTTATAAAAAGACTTCTCTACAAATGGAGTAAACTCAGAGATCCAGAACTGATGGAAGATTTGAGAGAAACTCTCAGGTGTTGGTGTTCCAGTTAATAGGATGCAATACTTCTTGCCTATTATTTGTTTAATACGTTTAGTTCGTAGTGATGGTTTAGGGAATGCACCAAGTGAATGCGATTCATCAACTATTATTAAATCATAGTCTTTACCATTTACTTTATGTACTGCTTCATAGTTTGTAACCCTTAAAGAATAGTTAGGGTTTAGGAGCTTGTAGTCTGCTTCAATAGAAGAGATAGCTTTCTTCTTGGTTATAAACAGAACAGAGTTTATATCCATATTATCTGCTATCCCTAGAGAGGTAAGTGTTTTACCAGTTCTTACCTCCATAGCTAATAGTATGATGCGAAGCCTAGATAGTCTTTTAGTACCTTCTTCTATAATTGATTGTTGGTATGGTCTAAACTGCATATTAATATGCTCTATCACTAAGACCAGAAGATGATTCTATAATCTCGCATCTGTCAATATTTTTCTTTTCTTTCCAAGTCCAAGAGTTTTTTAATAGGTTTATTTTGTCTATCACTTCTTCTACTTTTACTTTAGACAAACCATCAAACATCATAAGTAGCTTTTCCTCATCTGTTGTAAACTTGACTTTATTATAGCTTAATTCATGTATATTTTTTTTAAGCTCTCTATTTTTCTTTTGTATTTTTTTACATTTCTCTTGTAAGAAAATTATTTGGTCAATTTCTTTATAGTTAATCAAATCCATTTTTTTTATTTTAAAACAAGATTCCATCATTTTTAATTTATTATTAGTACTTCTGTAAATTGGATATCTTTTTACAGCATGAATAACAGTTGCGTGATCCATTTTTTTACCATTTGATTTGAAGTTTCTAGCAATTTTTGAATATCCCATATGCAGCTTCTTATGTAAAATAAAACAAGTTAAAGCTCTGACTTCTATGTATTCGTTCACTCTTGTATTTTTAAAAATATCTATTCCAGACATCATAATTATTCTATCTGTTACTTCATTAAAATTTTTATCCATTTATTTTAAAAGGGTATTTCGTCTATTATTATTTCTTTTTGTTGTTCTATTGTTTTTGATATGGTAAACCATTTAACACCATTTGAGCTTCCTTGATCAAACTCATAATCTTTATAAGCACAATACTTTTGAATCCATCTGTTGAATGTATTTCTCTTAAATATCTTATTGTTATAATCTTGATTCTCGTTTATAAACTTTTGGAAGAAGTCAGACTTGTTATTCCTAGAATCAAATACTATGTTGTCATCTTTAATCCAGTCTATAAAGTCTTTTGATGTTTCAGCTATTACCTTTCTGAGTTTTAAGTTCTTAGAAGATTGTACTATCAATCCATTGTTTAAGTATTTCTGTAAGCAGAAAACCATATAGTTATCAAACCTTTCAAACTCTTCTCCACTCCAATCATCAAATAATTGTCTACCAAACTCTTCAAAAGGTGTGAGGTGTTTTCCGTAGTATTGTGCAATCTCTATCTCGTGCCTTCTTCTATCGTGACTATTACCATCGCCTTGTATAACATAGTTTGTAGAGATTACAATTTTAGGAGAATCTTCTACTGGTAGCTTTACTGCATCTTTGTTTTTTCTCTCTATTGTTAATCCTTCTGTTACTAAGGAGAATTTGCTTTCAAAGTTGAATCCTTTCTTTACGTCATCCCACACAAGAATCTGAGAATCTAAAGAGACTGTTTGATATGGAAAACCTTTCTTGTCATCAAATGCTTTACCATCTAGTATTGATGTCTTTCTAATTGTTTTAAGAC